CTGCTTGTCATCCGACTGGATGATCCGGGCGACCAGATGCGCGATCAAGCCCTGCTTGGTGGGGTCGAACTCGAACACACCGCGAGCCAGCCAGGGTGCCGGGATCGTGCCGTCGTAAGTGTAAGCCATCTCTCTCTCCTCGTTTCCTCAGTGCCTCTTCGTCGGGCGCTGCGACGCGACCCTGTTAGGTCACGTCGGCATCGTCACGGCTCGGACGCGGGAACATCTCGATGATGTCGCCGGCCGCCGAGGATGCCTGCTTTGCGATTCCGACCGCCGTGCCGCTGGTCGACGCGTTGCTGGCGCGGCCGCTGGCAGCGGTGTAGAGGGTCTGGCCGACGGTGATGTTGTTCACCGCGGCGACCACCTTGGCGCTTGCCACGCAGTTAAGGGCGCGGAGCTCCTTAACCTCGTCGGCGGCGCTGGCCGCCTCCTGCGCGGTCGCCAGGACGTTGATATCCTCGCCGGCGACGCCCGTGGTCTTGGCGAACTTGCCGTTCGTGTCCAGCATCACGAGCGCGAACTTGTCGAAAGCGGCCGCAGCCACTCCGGAGAAGTTCGGGCCTTCGTTCTGAGTTGCCATGCCTGTCTCCTTCTTCAGTTTTTCCCAGACCGGTCAGACGGACCGGACTGCTGCCGGGCTACTCCTTGCCCAGGCAGAGCTTCTCGGCCAGCTCGGGCTTCTCGGCGGCAACCTCGCTCATGGCGTCGGCGAGCGAAATGCCCTTCTCCCTGGCGCGAGTCTCGGCCAGGGCCATCAGGCTCTCGTCGCCGGCGGCTTCGGGAGCCTGCGAGAACGGCGCCGCCTCGGCGCCCTCTTCCCCGGCCTTCGGCTCGGGCTTGTTCTCGGTCGCCGCGGCGAGCTTTTCCTTCAGCTCCGCGATCTCCAGGTCCTTGAACTCGCCCTCGGCCTCGGCCACGTCGTGCCCCTTCGCGAACTGCTCGGTTACGAACTGAGCCCGCTCGGGCCACTTTTCCTGAAGGCGGGCAAAACGAGCGCGCTCGGCCTCCACACCCTCCGTGCGCGCGGCCTTCAGGGCCTCCGCGTCGGAGGCGACGGTCGGCTCGACCGTCTGCTTCTCTTCCTCTGCCATCAGTTTTTCCTCCTTCTGGTCAGAGGCCCCGGCGGATGTTTCCGGGTCCGCACTTCCCGGTGTCTCACTGGCGGAGACAATCTCCAGACCGCGACGCGTCAGGTAACCGGACAGCCAGTCGCGGGCTCTTTCGCTTTCGATCCCCGTGCCCAGCAGCACCTCGTCAGGGGGCGGGGCATCCTCGTCGCCGACGCCGATAGCCCAGTCGAGCCAGCGGTCGGCAGCCTCGGCGAGGGCGCCCGTGTCGGCCGAACTGAAGAAGCCGCCGGGATTCGCGGCGGGCTCGTCGACCACATCTGAGGCCCACAGGCGCGCGAGGCGGGCGTGGCGGTAGTTGTGCTCGTTGTCGGGGTCGGGACTCCTGAAGACCTTGCGCTCGAGCTCCTCGTCGTAGGCCGTGTGCTCGTCCACGAACTCGTCCTCGGCCTCGTGGTCGGAGAAGAAGACAATAGACGCGGCGAAAGCCTCGGGGTCTTCCTCGGCGAGGTCCATCACGTAAGCAGAGAGGTCGCCGTTCCCGGGCGCGTTCTTCGCCACGCCCGCCAGAAAAAGGTCGCCGCGGACCTGATCGCCGTCGCGGCGCAGGTTGCGGGTCCTGCCGAGATACTTGCCAAGGCCGTCGGAGCAGAGACCCGGATGCGTGAAGCGGGTCTTGAACCCCCTGCGCGCGCCGCGGGGCGGCGCGGCCACTATCTGATCGAGGAACGTGCCGTCGATCCACAGGCCGTGACCGAGGGCTTCGCCGCGAGTGATCACGCTGTACCCGTAGATGATGCCCTTCGCGCGGTCGACGTGACCTACGCCCTGCTTCAGACCCTTCGCAAGCGGTCCGCGGAAACGCCTGGCGGCGGCGGGCGACCTGACTGCTGTGGCCGTGGTCATTTACTTTTTCTCCTTTGGCTGCCGGGGCTCGGCCTCGGGATCCCGCTTGTCGGCGAGATCGTCGGGGTTGCCCTTCTCGCCCGGGGGGCGAACGCCGGCCAGCATCTGCCAGGGCACCTTAACGCCGTGCTTGGCCTCGATCCGCTTGGCGCGCTCGATGGCGTCCTCGATCTCGCGCTCGCGGATGTCGAGAACCTCCTCGCGCTCGTCGCCCAGGCTCTTCAGCGCCTTGCCGTAGGTGGCGAGCCCGCGGTCGAGCTTGGCACCCCACGCCTGGCACTCCTTGAGCTGATCGATCCACGGGAAGCTCGGCTTGACCCACGAGTGCGCCGCGATGTCCTCGCGGTCGGGCAGCTTGTCCTCGGCGACCCACTGGCTGACCTTCCACTCGAAGAGGGGGGTCCAGAACTCGTCCTCGAGAAGCTGCTGGTAGTCTTCGAACGTCGCGAACGCCTGCTCGAGCGACGCGCGGGCGCTGGAGTAGTTGGCCTCGCTCCAGTCCAGCAGAATGATCTCGAGCGGGATACCCAGCGGCAGGCCCAGCAGGCGCAGGAACATCCGCAGCGACTCGCTGAAATTCTGGCCGGGAATGTTGCGCTCGATGCCCTCGACCTTCTCGCCCTTCTTCCCGTGGAAGATCAGCGCGACGTCGAGGTCGTGCAGGCGGTGCCCCAGGTCCCCCTCGGTGTCGGTGTCGGTTTTGTCGGGGTCGGAGCGGCTGGTGTCGTAGGCATTCTGGGCGGCGCTTTCCTTGGTCACGGCGAACGCCAGGCGCGCGAGCATCTGCCACGCCAGCGCCTCGGAGTCGCACACGTCGGCGATGCGGTGCAGCATCGCGAACGACGCCTGGCACACGGGCACGCCGCGGGTCTGGCTGGGGCGCTCGAGACCGGCCGGCACGAACAGGAAATCGTCGGCGCCGTAGGGCTTGGCGTTATTCGTGTCGAGGTAACCGCTGTCGCTGTAGTTCGAAACCCAGAAGCGCCGGGGCGCGCCGAAGGCGTCGAGGTCGACGCCGCCCGTCCCCAGGCGCGCGATCCGCTCGGCCTCGATCAGCTGCGCGTATCCGCGCTTGACGCCCTTGCCGATCTTGACTGCGCCAACGTCGCCGGCGACCAGCGCCTCGCGACAGACCATCGCCTGCACCCGCCGGCCGCTCTGCAGCTGGCGAACCTCGGGGCGCTTCATGTATTGCTTCCAGAGCGCCTCAACCTTCTTGCGCAGGTCCTTGGTCCCCACCGCCGCCTGCAGCGCGAAGCCCCGGCCGACGATGTTGGTAACGGCGCGGTCGATCAGGCCGCGATACAGGCCGTTGTCGCGGTAGAACTGGCGCGACTGCTTGACAAGCTCGCCGCGGTCCCAGCGGGTATGCGCGTCACCGCTGCCCGACGTGAAAACCAGGCCGTCGCGGCGGGCGACCGAGGCGGCGCGATACCCCAACTGGGTAAAGCGTCCCTTCGGGCCTGTTATGACTTCGAGCTCTTCGGTGCCGGAACCGCGCCGCGCCCTGCGCCTTGCCATCAGAAGATCGCCTTTCCTCGGGTCCAGTTGGTGCGATTCGAAGTGCTGGCGGATTGGGCGGCGTCTATAGCCTCGCGCAGGGCCTTCAGGCTGTCGCGCCGCTCCATGCGGCTCGAGCCCTCGGCGCTGGACTTGAGCAGCCCGGCGTTAATGGCCTCGGCGACGGCGTACTTCTGCTTTGCGGTGCCCCAGTTGCCCGCTACTATCGCGTCGCCGCATTCCGCGCACGCGGTCTGAAATGCTGCGATAGTTATCTGGGTAGTTGCCATCTACACCCCTGCCGGCGAAGGTGAGTCGAGGCACGAAAGGGTTTCGTCTTGCGCCGCTGGCCGTCCGGCTGCCCTCCGAGCGGTCAGCGGGCCTCGAAGCTCACTCTATCGCATCGCCTTCTCCTACTGTATTCGCCCTGCAACTCTCACGCATACAGTCTAGCACGGATTTGCAGGGATCGGCCCGCGAAGTTCGGAATCCGCGCGGGATTGTTACAGATCTGTAAAAATCAGATCGCGGAGCCCTTAACGCGGAAGTTCTTCCGGCACCAAGGGGAGCCGCACTGGCGATACTGGTAGCGCCCCCGCGTACTGGTCGCGCGGGTATCGGTGCCGTTACACTTCGGACAGCGGGCCTTGGTGGGGAAGGCGTACTCGACCTCGGTGTCGACCCTGCGCGCGCCGGGCAGCGGTGCCACGGGTCGCGGCGCCTCCATTGTTTCCGGCCGCTCTGCCATCCCTGCCTTGCGGGGCTTGCGGGTGGAGCTGGTTCTGCGTTTTGCCATTGTATTCTCCTCAGTATTTCGAGCGCACTCGCCGGCCGCCCTTGCGGCCGTCGCGACGGGCGTCTCTCTCGTCTGTGCTGGGGGCGGGGCTGGGCGCGGGCGCTGCCTGCGGCGCGTCGAGAATCAGGCGGAACTTCCACGCGGCGGCCCAGGCCATAATCGCAGTATCGAACCCGTGATTCGGGCCGACCTTCTTCCACACCTCGGCGCCGCTCTTCTCGGTAATCATCTCCTCGGCGTTGAGCTGGCGCAGAAACTCCTCGGGCACGTTGGCCGGCAGGCGCACGGCCCCGGGATCGTCGACCGGGCGGTTCAGCCGCGAGTAGAAGGTCTTCTTGAAAAACCACGGGTCGAAGAGGTGCAGCTGCAGGCGGCCCTTCAGCGGCTTGCCGTCGCGGTCGGTGTCGTAGCTCTTGCCGTCCCACTTCAGAAACCGCGGGCTCATGCGGGTCGATGCGCCCTTGGACGGCTGAAAGAGCGGGCCGCCGACGGCGCAGTTCCAGGCGTCGCAGCGGGCGATCACCTCGGCCTCGTCGACATTCTCGTCGGGGTCGGCGTCGTGTCGCTTCTTCCATCCGGAGTCCATCAGCACCAGGCCGCCGCCCTGCCCCACGCGCAGCGAAGGCCCGCCGGCGAACCCGGGGTACTCGGCGGTCATTGCGTCGAAGACGCGCTCCCACCCGACCGTCGCGTTCATCGCAACGTCCTCGCGGCCGCAGGCGACAAGCCACATGGTAAACGCCGCGCCGAAACCCCAGACCGACCAGTATTGCAGGGCCTTGTGCACGTCGATCGCGCCGACGAGGAAGCGCACGCCCTCGGGCACGGTGCCAAGCTGCCAGCGCTCGGCCTTGCGGGCGACCAGCACCTCGAAGTCGGGGCGGGCGCCCTTCTCGACGTATGCCTCGCCGAGCCACGAGTTCACGAAGTTCTGGTGCAGCGCGGGGTTATCCTTCGAGGCCAGGTACTCGGCGGCGATGTCGCTGAAGGTCAGCATCGGCGAGTACGCCGCCCAGATGTGCACCCCGACGTGATCGTGCACGGGCTTGCCGTCCAGCGTGCGCCACTCGCCGCGCGCGATGATGTCCTTTTTGTCGCGGTCTTCCCAGAGCGCGCCGCAGCCATCGGCGCCGCAGACGTAACCGGCGAGGTGGCGCTGGCGGATCTCGTCGGGAGTGTGCAGCGCGTGGCCGAGCTCGTCCTGCGGCCAGATTATCCGCCCGGCCGGGCCGGGGAAGGCGGTCTCGTTCTCCTCGCCCTTGTGGAAGACCTCTTTATTCCCGTCGAAGTAGAGGACCTGCAACGTGCCGCACTCCGGGCAGGGCACGCAAAAGCGCATATGGCAGTCGGCGCGCTCGGTCTCGCGCGTGATGTAGCCGCCGGGGACTGTGGGCGTCGACCCATTAAGGATAAGCGACTGGTGCCACCAGCGGGTCCGCTCGCCGCCCAGCTTGATCGGGTCGGATTCCTTGCCCGACTTCTCGGGGAACTTGTCGACCTCATCGTTGATTACCGCGGGGGTCGACATCTCGGCCAGGTCGCTCGGCGAGCCTGCGCCGGCGAAGCGCATCTTGACGCCGTTCAGGAGGTCAACCTCGAGATCGGTGTTGCCCTGGCCGGTCGGCAGGAGGTCCTTCAACCTGGGCGAGGCCCTGAAGATCGGCTGCACGCGGGACTTGTTGAATCGCTTGGCCGAGGGCTGCTTAGGCTGCACGGTCAGAACCGGCACCCGGCGGTGCTCGGCGCAGTAGCATATCCAGCAGATCAGCGCCAGGGTGTAGCCGACCTGCGTCGACTTGCGCCAGCTGATCTCGGTAACGTCGGGATTCGTGAAGAGCGCGAGCACCCCGGGCAGGTACGGCGAGCGGGCGAAGCGGACCGGGCCGGGGATCGGCTCGGTGTCCGGCAGCTGAATGTTCGCCTCGGCCCAGCGCGCAACATCGAGCCGCGGCGTGGGGGCCAGCGCCTCGCCGACCCACTGATTGTAAAGGCGCTCGCGAAAGCCGAGCGACACGTTGTCCCAAAGATCAGGCAGCGTGTCGAGCGCGGCGAGTTCGGGGTCGGGAGCGGTGGAGATCACTGGCGGGGCGGCTCCCGATGCGCTTGGCGGTTTGCATTGTTG